TTGAGCTCCAATTATAGTTTCTTTAACAGGTTTTGCGGTTGCGGTACTTCCAAGAAAAGCGTTTTTAATTGCCGCAACATCCCCTTTAACGGTTTCCGAAATGTTCATTTGAACTCTGGCAATCTCCTCTAAACTCTTTGGCCCGTCTTTTTGTTCTTGTATTAATTTATCAAATTCTTTTTGAGTTACTTCTTGTAATTTTTTAGTTTCTTCCGTACCATCTTCATTTTTGATTTTAACTTCATACTCACCATCTTTACCCATTTTAGCAATATTTGCTAAGAATTGTTTGTCCTCTTCAGTACCTATTGTTATTCCAGCTAAATTAACTGCCGATAGTCTTTTGTCTAGTTCCGCAGCTGCTAACCCCATTTTACTCATTTCCGCAGCACTAACACCTGTTTGTTTTTCCATCTCTCTAAGTGTTAACACACCTTGAGGATTTATTTTAAAGGTTTTAGTTTTCTCGTCAAAATATGTAAATTGTTTTGCAACATCCGCTAAACTATCTTGTAATCCTGATGGGTCATTAATAGACATATTCATTAATTGGAATGGGTCTGCTAATGCACCTGCCGATACTCCTAATCTTTGGAATGCCGCCGCGACTTCAATTGCACCTTCAGGGTCTAATACTTTATCCGCCAATCTAAAGGTCTCATTCATATTAAACCTCAACATTGACGCTTGTGCCGCCATTTTAGTTAAACCAACAACACCACCTTCAAATTGGAACCTATTCATTTGTTCCATATTGCTAGTAACGGATTTCATTACCGCTTGTGTATTACCACCAATACTTTGAATATATTCTATAGACTCTTCTAATTGTTTAGGAATCTGAGCCAAACCAACACCAATATCTAAAAAAGAATTGGTCATTTCCCTTGCACTAATACCTAATACTTTCTGAGCCGCGTAAAGTTTTTCAACCTCCTCAGTGCTCGCAATAACATTTCGACCAGATGCATCAGCAACTTCACCAATAGTTTTGGCAACATCAGCCATTGACCCACCTAAACGATTGACCATAGGGAGTGCGTCTGCGATACTTGACATTAGTATACCAACTCGCTCTCTACCCTGACCAAAAACCTTATTTATCTCAATAGATGATTTTTGTATCTCAACAACGTATGATGCCAATTCTGTCGCAACATCAAGAGAACCAATAAGTGATTTTTTATATTCTTCCGGTGATTGTTCAGCTGCTTGCATAATTTAAAATAGTATTTTATTATAAATACAAAAGGACTGAGTTTTCAGTCCTTTTTATTATCTTCTAACCATTTATCTAACAAATATTTTCTAACAAATAAGGGCATTGTTACAAAATCTTGATAAGATATGTTCATTAATTTGTTTAAATAATAGAATTCATCTATTTGTCCTTTCCTATAATCAGAAGAAAGGGCGAAAAAAGTCCACCCCAAATCCGACATTAACTGTCATCTTTTCTCCTGATGGGGTGCTTACAACTCGACTCATGTCTAATTTTGGTTCATTTTCATTCATAAATTGTCTAATATACTTAGAATCTGAAATAGGCATTTGTTCAACAAATTTAGATATTTCTGACTTATCCGTGTTTCCGTTTACTTCAACAATCTCTTTTTGAAGTCTCCAAGTTATTTTTGGAACTACTCTACCTTGAGGGTACGTCGATTCTAACTTACTAATTTCCATTATTTCACCATAATTTAATGGTTTTAACTTAATTGTTGCATTAGATTTTGGTAATATAGTTGTAAATGTCCCATCCTCATTTGGAGACTGGCCTTTAATAACATTTAATTCGTCAAGAGCTACAGTCGTTTTGAATGGTTTTTTAGTAAATGGGTCAATTAAATTTAAATCCATTTCAGGTCCAAATGCAGTATTTCTTAAAAACACCAATATTGACTCAACATCACCTTCAATCATATCTTCAATCCTAAGGTCTGGTTCGTAAATTTTATTTCTTAATAAATTTGTGGTAATATCTAACCCACCTGCCATTAAAATATTTTCATCAGAGGCGGTTAAATAACCCACCTTGATTGATTTTTTTTTGTTTTTGTAAAAAACTCCACCTGATGGTAATGGTACCACATCGTGAGGTAAAGTAAAATTTTGTTGTCCGTAATCTGTTGTTTGATTTTCCATATAAAAAAATAACCGTAAAGTTTATTGTCTTTACGGTTAAATATAATTAGTATTGATTTTTTATAAAGAGTATTAGTAAACTAAAACACATCTATCCATTCTTAATGATGCTGTAATATCCGCAAGAGCGTCAGTACTATATCCTAATGAACCAAAATTCACTCCTGTTAAGAATGTACCATATAAAATCCATTTCTCAACAACAACTCCTGTTGGGTCTAACATCTCAAGGTCAATGTCTTTTTTATAACCTGCAGCATAACCCATACGACCTGTTACAGATTCTGCGTGTAAACGAACCCACTCCATAAGAGCTTGAGACGCAGATGGTCCAATTGGGTCTCTGAATTTAACTGAAATCTCATCCCAGTTAAATCTTCCCGCAACATACGTTGAGGTATTTAAAAATTGAATTTCCGTAGATGCAATTTTAATTGAAGGTCTTGAAGCACTTTCTACAAACCATTCGTTAATCCCTAAGCTTGATGGAAACCTTAGTATGAATCGATTCTGTCTTTTCGGTTCGTAAGGAATCGGCATTTTCATCAATAAATCAGCCATATTATTTTAAATTAGTTTTTCTTTGTTTATTATCATAAATATATCCAAACGGAAAATATTTTTATTGACTTTCTGAAATTAAATCTTTATCATTATATTCCAGTCTAGTTTATTTAATTCTAGTTAATTTAACTAGTTTTTTTAATTATTTATTTAATACTAGTTCTTAATAACTAGTTAATATTCTTTTTTTATTCCTCCTGCGGTTGAATAAGTTTTAACAATATTGTCCGGTTTGTCTTTAAAGTGTTTTTTCATAACCTCCACATTTCGTATGTCATCATCAGAAAACCCAATTGTCGGTTTTGTAGGAACAAAATTATTACTTACCTCTTTTTTTAAATACACTTTTTTGTCTAAATCATAGGCCATTTCTTTAATGTATTCCACAAATTTCTCCATCGCACGAACTTTCGCCTCTTCAGGATTTGCAGCACCTTCCGGGTCATTATAAGAAACTGGATGGTATCTATTCATATTTAGATAAGTTTTAATTAATTCATCATCACTCATGTCTTCATCATCATTAATATCTCGATACTTTCTTAAGTTTTTAACTAACTCATCTTTATCAATACCATTAAACCCTGATATGATATAATTATATACCGCCTCTTTTAATGTATTAGGATTATGACCTCTTGCAGTTATAATAGAAAATATTGAACCATTGTTAATTGCCTCTCTAAAATCATCAAATGCAGGCCCTAATTTGGCTCTCATTGCATCAATTAAAAAATCTTTATCACCTGGTGTTTGGAAATTTTTAAATGGTTCGTCACTATATCCTACAATAGTTTCACCTTTATAGTTAAATGGTTCATCACCTATTTGATGTCTATACTCAGCAAAATCATCAGTACTCATACCTATCTCATCACCATCTTCATTCTTAAGAATAATCTTAGTTGGCATATGAACAACATTATCATCCCAATCGAAAGCATAATACTTCATATCGGGTGTTCCCATTTCATCTATCCCTTCATTTAATCTAATCTTTCTCATAATTGGCTAAAAAGTGGGGACGTATCCCCACTTATGGTTTTTATTAAATATTCTCGAACGAAGCCCCTGTTGGAGTAATGAAGAATTCAATATCAATGAATTCTAACGCTTTCGTCGGTTTCAAGTAAATTTTACCTGTTAATGTATTTCTATCTAAATCCTCAGGAGATGATGAAACTGTTACACGGAAATCATATAAACCTCGGTCTCTTCTGATTGAATCTAAGATAGGGTTAACACTATCTAAGAATTGTTGTCTAACAACTTGGTCGTTTTGTTCAAACAATAATCTTACCGCTACTGCTGATATTAACTTACGAGCTTGAAGTAATAATCTTCTTACGTTCAATCTGTTAAGTGCTGTGTCAGCAATTTGTAATGTTTTATTACCCCAAATAACCGTACCTACATCAGAGAAAGTCGCGATAGGGTTAATTCTACCTTGATATAATGTATCTCTATCTTCTTGAGTTAATTTAACTCTCGCTTTAACTGAATTTACAAGACCTCTTGTGTAACCCGCTGATGCGAACCATGGGAAAGCAATGTTGTCTGTTAATGCTAAGTTTCTACAAACTTCACCTGTTGCAGGTAAATAAATTTGTGTGTTATTAACAGTATCTCTTGTTAAAATCCAAGG